TATTGAGGCCGTATGCACGGGCAACATTATTAAATATGTTTGGCGTTGGAAATTCAAAAACGGTATTGAGGATTTAGACAAAGCCTCTTGGTATCTCGACAAATTACGTAAAGAAGTTCGAAGCCAAAAGAAGAACTGATACCTGTTCCCTAAGAAGAAGGAGGTCATATGCTAGATCAAGCATTGATGTGCTTAGCCACAACCATTTACATGGAGTCCGCTCATGAACCACGCCAAGCGCAAATTGCCGTAGGCTACGTTTTGATGCGTAGGGCTGAGTTTGAACATAAGAACGTATGCAGTGAAATGAAGAGACCCGCGCAGTTTAGTTGGTATGGTTTAGTTAAACCACCATCGGTGATCCGACAACAATATAAAGACATAGCATACAAAGTATTACATAGATTAGAAGTAGATTATAGTTATGGAGCCACTCACTTTCATGATACAACAATAAAGAAACCAAGATCATGGACAGGATTGCAACCTGTAGTAAAATGGTCGAACCTAATATTTTATAAACAAGGCGGAAGTAAATATGCAAGAAACCCTTAAACAACCTTACGCGTGGGCGACAGAAGAATTTAATATTAATGGTGATCTTGTATGGTCATCGATAACACAATTTCGCCCCAAAGAATTATCGTGGATACGAGATTTACCTAATAAGAAACATTACATAACAATCACCCCTTTATACAAAAATGAAGAACAAGCAGAGAAAATTACAGGAGTCAAAAGCTATCGTGAATCTACGCAACGTCTTACTGATGCTTACAATGGTCTTTAGTAGTGGGTGTGTAACCGTTGCTACAAGTGTAGCTACACAGGCGGGAGTGCAAGTGGTAGGTGAGCAGTATTTAATATCACAAAACAAACCTGTGATTAAATGTAATCTAATCAATGTAATAAAAGGAAACAAAATGTGTCGAGTGAGTAGAACTTATTTAATTAGGAGAGTGTAATGAACAAGGAAAAGATTTTTTGGATGTCAATATGTTTTACAGTAGGCGTAGTAGCGGGTTTAAGTTTCGCTAAAATAGATAACGTACAAAAGAAATACACCTCGAATTTAAAATGTATACAAGGTGAACTCTATGAAGAAGTTAGAACTAATATGTTTGTGAAGTCACACCTTGAATGCTTTGAACAAAGAACTTTAGCACCATGATTCCATTTAGTTATGCAATCGTAGATGACGAAGGTGAAGTCATACGCAAACATCGATGGTCTGTCAAGGAGGCAAAGTGGTTTACAGAAAACAATCCTGATGTTAAAGTAGTTAAACTAGATAAACCAAAAGAAGTTAAAGAAGACTTATTTAAATTAGTAGGGGAGTGTTTGTTTTAATGATTAGCAAAAAAACAGATGAGCAACTGATCGAAGCAGTAAATCAATACATGGAAAAGTATCCAAACGCAACGCGTAATCATATTGTATTACATGCAACAGGAAGCGCTACAAGAGTGAGAGAACTAGCCAAACAAGGTTTAATTAAATTACCTAAAGCATTACCCAAAGGAGCAAATACAAATTGGAATGGGTATTTTAGTAGGACCTCAGAAACAAATTCATCAAGGAAAGGCATGAAGTATTCGGTATGAATGATGATGTTGATAACGCCAATGATTTCATGCAACACATGATAGATGTAGGAGTAAAAAATGCGCACGGTAAAATCAAAAAACCTTCTAATCAAACAGGGAACTGTATATGGTGTGAAGAGCCGGTCAAAGATGACAGACGTTGGTGTTCAATTGAATGTCGTAACGAGTTTGAAAAATACACAAAATAAGAGGAGAAAAATTGTGGCAGACGCAAAATTAAATAACTTTAGTCCAAGTGCAAGACAAGCAATCTTAGAATTTGAAAACTGGCAACGTAGGGTATTTGCGAAGAACGCAAAAAAAGGATGGCGATTTTTTCAACCTGATTCACTTAATAAACCTACACCTCGTTCAGCTAAAGAGGCATGGGGCGCACCGTATGAAAGCGAAGACAGAATAGAAAAAGATGAGAAGCTAACCAATAGAATTATGCTTGGATTATTTTTAGCGTTTGTGATAGTATTATCGATACTGTAAGAGTTAATGGGCGAAAGCACTTTATTTATATGAAAATTCGTGATGGTATTTTTGCTATTATATAAACCGTGAGTAGCCCACCAATTAGAGAGAGGAAGTAAATGCAATTAATTACGTTGGACTTTGAGACCTACTACGATGTAGGTTTTTCTCTTTCCGGTTTAACCACAGAGGAGTATATAAGAGATGAAAGATTCCAAGTCATCGGCGCCGGTATTAAAATCAACGAAGGTGAAACGTATTGGTACACAGGCGACCAAGTCAAACAAGAACTTGATAAGATCAATTGGAAAGACTCTGCCTTACTCTGTCACAATACTCAGTTCGACGGTGGCATTCTGTCTTTCAGGTATGGTGTTATTCCTAATTTATATCTTGACACTTTGTCTATGGCTCGTGCTATCAACGGCGTTGACGTGGGTGGAAGCTTGGCTTTCCTCGTTGAGAAGTATTCTCTTGGCGCTAAAGGCACCGAAGTTATCCAAGCCAAAGGCAAAAGGCTAGAACATTTTACCGAGTCAGACCTATTACAATATGGTGAGTATTGTAAGAACGACGTTGAGCTCACATATAAACTTTTTGAAGTCCTAGCACCAAACTTTCCGGAAGAAGAAATAAAACTGATTGACATGACTCTGCGCATGTACACCGAGCCTACACTTGAATTAGATGATGCCCTCCTACAAGCTAGGTTAGAAGAAGTCCAACAAGAGAAGTCTCAGTTATTACAAGGTCTCATGGTTAAGTTAGAATGTGAGACAGAAGAGTGCGTGCGAGGAAAGCTAGCAAGTAATAAACAGTTTGCTGAGATACTACAAGAGTTCGGAGTTAAAGTCCCTACAAAGATAAGCCCAGCGACAGGCAAGGAAACATTTGCATTAGCGAAAGGTGACCAGGGCTTTTTAGATTTATGTGATCACGAAGATCCATTTATTCAAGAACTTTGTCGCGTGAGGTTGGGTACTAAAAGTACCATAGAAGAATCTCGTATCGAAAGGTTCCTTGGTATCGGAGGCCGTAACAAAGGTAAGCTTCCTATCCCACTCAAATACTATGGCGCTCATACAGGACGATGGGCAGGGTCAGATAAGGTTAACTTTCAAAACTTACCCGCACGAGACAAGAAAAAGAAAGCACTCAAGAATGCAGTCGTAGCCCCTCAAGGTTATCAAGTGATTAACTGTGACTCATCACAAATTGAAGCTAGAGTTTTAGTATGGGTAGCAGGACAGAACGATGTCTTAAGTTGGTATGCAGAAGGACGTGATGTATATTGTGAGTTCGCATCTAAAGTATATGGTAAGACAATCACTAAAGAAGATAAGACTGAACGTGCGGTAGGTAAGACTTGTATTCTAGGACTAGGTTATGGCACAGGTTGGGCTAAACTACAAAGCACACTCAAGCTCGCTGCCGGCGTAGAGTTCGATGACCGAGAATGCAAAAGACTTGTAGGCGTTTATCGAGAAGTTAATGATAAGGTGATTCAGTTATGGGGTGCCTGCGACAATGCACTACAAGATATAGCTAACTGGCCGAAGGGTAAAGAGCCCTACCACTTAGGTCCGACCAAAGCTTTACTTGTGACACCGAAAGGCATACAATTACCAAACGGTTTATACATACAGTATCCAGGTCTTACATGGGATACTTCAGAATCCAAGTCTAAATTTGTTTACAAGTCTAGACAAGGTTTAAATAGCATTTGGGGTGGGTCTGTAGTAGAGAATGTAATTCAAGCATTAGCCCGCATTATTGTGGGACAACAGATGCTAGAGGTTAATAAAAAACATAGACCTGTTTTAACCGTTCATGACGCAGTAGTCTGTGTTGTACCAAGCGTTGATGTAGAGACCTCTCTCCTCTATATCACGGACGTTATGTCTACGCCTCCTCATTGGGCAACCGGACTACCTGTGGCATGTGAAGCTAACTATGGTAATAGTTATGGAGATTGCTAAGTGATGAATCATTTTATGTCTATAGCCACAAAGTCTACGATACGAGACAAGATTATAGAGCATTCAAGAAATGATGAACCTTGGTTTCCATACTATAATTTTATAGCTAAGCCTATACCGCATGAAATTCTTGAAGAAGATCCTTTCTTTAAATGGTTATCTACTCGATATAAATATATTGGCGGTGTTATTAAAGTAGAACCGCACACTACATACGACTGGCATGTCGATACAAGACGAGGCGTGGGTATCAATATGCTTTTGTCCCCTCAACATCCGATGCTAAGTAAATGTTTATTTAAAGTCCATAGAGATGAGGCGACTACAAAATTCGTTCAATTAATATACGAACCTGATGTATACTACGCATTCAACACCCAAATAGAACACATGGTAATTAATTTTAAAAAGCCTAGATACATGCTATCGATTGAGTTTTTTAAAGATAAGGACGAATTAACTTACGCACAATTGTGTCAAGATATAAGGAATAACTATGAAAAACACAGCAAGGAATGATGTTACAGGAGATTGGATGCAGTCCAAACCTAACAATGAACAATTTGAAAAGAACTTTGACCTAATCTTTAGGAAGAAAAAAGAAGTATTACCTGAGTATGAACTTAATAAATCAACAGGCGAAGTCCAAAAGGTAGATCATGGCAACACAACAAATACACAAGAGTAAACGTCACGCTAATCCGTTAAAAACAAAAACAGGTAAAGATAGACTTAAGGCTTTATCTATGAAAGTATTATACGAGATGTTAGATAAGGTTCAAGAGCCTGGCAAGAAGCGTGCAAAGATAGCTAAAGAGATTGCAAGAAGAACGCCTATCTAATGGATAAATTCACGTGGTCGTACTCCTCTCTCAAACAATACCAAAATTGCCCGCGGCAATACTATGAAATTAAAGTAGCTCAAAACTATACAGTCATTCCATCGGAGCAAATGAAATATGGAACAGAGGTACATAAAGCACTTGAAGACTATGTTAAAGACGGTAAAGAACTTGCCATTAATTACTTACGCTTTAAAGATATGGTCGACTCTCTCAAGCAAATACCCGGTGATAAATATCCTGAGTATGAAATGGCTTTGTATGAAGACCGTACACCGTGTGCTTTCTCTGATGATAATCGTTGGGTGCGCGGTATTGTTGACTTACTTATTGTTGATGGTGATTACGCTTTTATTGTGGATTATAAAACTGGCTCTCACAAGTATCCCGATCCTAAACAGTTAAGATTGATGGCACTCATGACGTTTGCACATTTTCCAAATGTCAATAAGATTAAAGCGGGGTTACTATTTGTGATGCACAATGTATTTATCACAGAAGAGTACGAACGTAAAGATATAGATAAATCATGGGAGAAGTTTACAGGCCCATTGACAAGACTAACTAATTCCTATACTGACGATTCATGGCCACCAAACCCTACGCCTCTATGTAGATTTTGTCCAGTAAAAACCTGTGAATTTAATAGAGCGTGATATAATAAGGCATGCCTTTCGTTAACAAACCTAGACCTACCTACAAAGATTCCCCGCTTGAACATAAGAAGCGTATGGAGCGCCAACGTGCACGTCGTAAGCTAGATAAAGAAGGCGTATCTCGTAAAGGTAAAGATGTAGCCCATGTCAAAGCCTTATCTAAAGGTGGTTCAAACAAAGATGGCCTACGTCTTGAACCCTCATCAGCTAACAGATCATTCAAAAGAGATTCGAAACATAACCTAGTTTCCGAAGTAAGTACGAGAGAAAGAAAAAAGAAATAGTAAATTAATAGTTGACAGATAATTACTTCTGTAGTAATATAAGCAGATGGAAATTATAGATAATACAGCTTTAAAACTAACCGTACCGGAACATATCGCTCCGCATATCACAAGCAATATAGAGAAGTCTGAAGTCATATCACGCAACGGTAATCTTACCGAGATGGTAGTTTATTGGGACGTGCCAGAGATGACCAAGCTTAATCAGATTGTTTCTTTCCGAAACAATTTACCCTCACCTATACAAAAAGAATATACCTATCCAGGCCTATATAAACCTTTTGATCATCAGAAAGTTACTGCTGAATTCTTAAGTATTAATCATCGTGCCTTTTGTTTTAACGAAGCTGGTACTGGTAAAACTTCTTCTGTGATATGGGCAACCGATTACTTAATGACGAAAGGCCTAGTTAAAAGAGCATTAGTCATTTGTCCTTTGTCGATTATGTATTCTGCATGGCAAGCTGATATTTTAAACACGGCGATGCATCGTTCAGTGGCAGTTGCACATGGTAGTGCTGATAAAAGACGCAAGATTATTGAAGGTGATTATAAGTTTGTCATTATTAATTATGATGGTGTAGCTATTGTTAAAGACGCTATTATGAACGGTGGGTTTGACCTAATTATTATTGATGAAGCGAACGCTTACAAGAGTCCACAAACCGCGCGCTGGAAGACGCTGGCTAAACTTCTCAAGCCAGAGACAAGACTTTGGATGATGACGGGTACTCCTGCTTCACAATCACCAGTCGATGCATATGGCCTAGCTAAACTTGTCTGTCCACAGAACGTGCCTAAATTTAGTATGGCTTGGCGTGATAAGGTCATGTATCAAGTCACAAGATTTAAATGGTTACCTAAGAATAACGCACGGCATGAAGTCTTTAAAGTATTACAACCTGCTATCCGCTTTTCTAAAGATGAATGCCTAGACTTACCTGATGTGATGTATCAAACAAGAGAGATACCACTGACACCACAAGTTCAGAAGTACTATAAACAACTCAAAGAACAAATGATGATTGAAGCTGCCGGTGTTCAGATCAGTGCTGTGAATGCAGCTGCGGGTTTAAGTAAGCTTTTACAGATTTCAGGCGGTGCAGTTTATACAGATAAGAAAGCTGTATTAGAGTTTGATATTCAACCCCGTCTTAATGCATTGATGGAAACCATAGATGAAACAGAACACAAGGTAATTATCTTTGTACCGTTTAGACATACGATAGAGATTGTATCTAAGTATTTAACAGAGCAAGGTATTGATAACCAAGTCATACAAGGTGATGTATCGGCGACACAACGTGCTAATATTATTAATCAGTTTCAGACGATGGAGAACCCAAGAGTCTTAGTGATACAACCACAATCCGCATCTCATGGTGTCACATTGACGGCCGCTAACACCGTAGTCTTTTGGAGTCCTGTGATGTCAGTTGAAACATACCTACAGTGTATCGCTCGTATGGATCGTGTAGGACAAAAGAATAAGATGACAGTAGTACACTTACAAGGTTCAGAAGTAGAAAAGAAGATGTATGCCATGTTACAAGGCAAGGTAGATTTACATACAAAATTAGTTGATCTTTATAGAGAGGAGTTAGAGAAATGAGTGAAATCATAGAAGTAGAAGCGGGTGTTGCAGTAGAAGCTGATCACGAGTCAGCACCGAAGTTAGAAGAATTAGTCAAAACTTATTTGACAATAAGAGATGCTAAGAGTAACCTATACAGAGAATATCAAAACAAGAACGGCCAATTAGAAGAAGAATTAAAACAGATTGAAGTTGTTCTACTTGATGAGTGTAGTAAGATTGGTGCTGATAGTATTCGTACTAATGTAGGTACTGTAACTCGCACTGTAAAAGAAGATTACACATGCGGTAATTGGGATGAGTTTAAAGAGTTTGTAATACAAGAGAACGCACTAGAATTACTACAACAAAAGTTACATCAAGGTAACTTTAAAGAGTATATGACTAATCATGGCGGAGAAGGTATGCCACCAGGTATTAGTTCAGTAAGAGAATTTAGAGCAACAGTAAGAAAACCAACAGCAAAATAAGGAGAAGTATATGAGTACCGATTTAATAACGCAGTTACAACAGAATTCTTTAATGGCACCAGGCGGTCTTAATGCAGATACATTAGCCGTTGCAGGCCGTGCTAATAATAGAAGACTTTCAGTAGAAGGCGGTAAATTTAATTTAGTAGTAAATGGTAATGAGATTGCATCAACTGATAAAGAGATAGAAGTTATCTTTGTTAAGATGGCTCATACTCCTTCTCGTACATTCTATGGTAGTGCTTATACACCCGGCGCTAAATCTAAACCACTATGCTGGTCTAATAATGCACAGACACCTGACGCAGACGTTAAAACGCCACAAGCTCCTGCATGTAATCAATGTGCACATAGTATTCGTGGTGCAACACCGGCATGTAAATTATCATGGAGAACAGCGGTTGTTCAACCGGGTAAACCGAATGATGTCATGCAATTAATCTTATCTCCTAAGTCTTGCTTTGGTGAAGAGGTTAACGGTAAACGTCCATTCCAAACATACATTAGATTCCTAGCAGCAAATGGTATTAATAACAATAACGTTATTACAAAAATATCTTTTGACAAATCTGTAACTTATCAGAAGCTTTTATTTGAACCAAGTGGTGCCGTGCCTATGGATATGTTAGACGTGCTTAACAATGTATCTAGTTCAGACGAAGCTAAAAACTATGTGACACTACGTGTTTACCAAGAAACAGAAGAGGAAACACCTGTCGCTCAGCCGACGCTTACTACACCAAGTGCACCACCTGTAGCACCGGCCGCACCTGTAACAGACGTAGCTGAACCTACATTAAGAGCGTCAGAACCAACACCAGCACCTGCTGCACCAAAAGCAGATGTAAGTTCAATCATTAACAAGTGGTCTGCGAAGTCATAAGGAGAAATCATGGCTAGACCATATAGTGAAAGGTTTTTACTGGATCTTCATAAAGCAGATCCCACGCGTATTGGCGTACAGCTAGGTAAGGTTTGTGTAAAAGCAAATTTGCCCACGTCGTATGTTGCTGAGGTCTTTGATGTATCAAGAATGTCTATACATAATTGGTTCAGAGGTCAATATGTAAGAGAAAAGAATTATGAGCGTATTGCTAAATTTATAGGCCAAGTTGATAAAGCGCTAGAACGAGGTATATTACCTGCGCCGACAATGAAGGTGGCTAAAAATTATTTGGATGCAATAGGCAAAGATATATAAACGTAGTAGAATAGGATTTCTCCAGTAGGAAATTAAAAAACACACTTTTGTGTGGTGGAGAACTGTTGACTAAAAATTTAGGAAACTGCAATGATTAAAGAATTTTATAGGAAAGCCCTGCCTTCGACCGGCGTTTATTGTGTAGCCACAATAGATCCTGTTGCTAAGATAACAAAACATAAGTTTGTTGAATCGATTGATGACCTAGAAAGCTTCGTAGAATCTAAGAAAGATACAGGAACAAATATCTTTGTAGCTATGAGTTCATTCAAGGGATACAGTCGTAAAGCAGATGAAGCTCGTGCTGTGAAGTCTTTCTTTGTTGACTTAGATGTCGGAGAAGGAAAAGGTTATAACTCCAAAGACGAAGCACTCGATGCCATAGATAAGTTTATTGAAGCTAATGAATTACCTCCGCCCGTACGTATTGATTCAGGTGGTGGCGTACACGCTTATTGGATATTTGATAAAGATGTTCCTGCAGATGAATGGAAACCTTACGCTGAAAAGTTTAAGAACTTTTGTTTATCTCATGGGCTTAATATTGATCCAGTAGTGACAGCAGACTTAGCCCGTATCTTACGATGCCCTGACACATTCAATCAAAAGACTGACCCCCCAATACCTACTAAAGTACTTGGTACTGATATACCCGTATATTCATTTGACCAATTTAAAGACTTCTTAGGTGAACATGTACAAACACATGAAGACATCCTTGCATCAATTCCTAAAGGCCAGCTATCAGAAGATCAAATCAAAGCTGCCAAGTTAGATAATTATCAAACTAGTTTTGAAGAACTTGCAGACCTATCAGTTGATGGCAAAGGCTGTAACCAAATTAAATTTATAGTACAGAACGCAGCCATATTGACTGAACCTGTTTGGCGTGCCGGGCTATCTATCGCTGTAAATTGTAATGACCATGACCAAGCTATTCATTGGATTTCAAGTGAGCACACTGGTTATACTCCAGAAGCTACTATTAAAAAAGCATATCCTGATGGCAAGAAGTTAAGTCCTTATTTCTGTAAGACATTCGATGAAGTTAATCCTGGTGGTTGCGAAGGATGCCCACTTAAAGGCACGATTACGACACCAATTAATATAGCTAAAAAGTTTCAAAGCGTAGAGCCTTCGGATAATCCAGTTGTAGAGGTAACTCACCCAGTAACAGGCGTAGTTTCAACGCAGTTAAAAACATTGCCTTCAGAATTATATGGATATGAATATGGTGTAAACGGCGGTATTTATTATGTTGAAATTAAATATGATAAGGATGGAGCGCCAATAGACAAAGTAAGAACAACGGTATCTTTATATGATGTTTATCCGACTAAACGAATCTTTAGTGTGGCCGATGGCGAATGCCTACTTATGAAAACAGTGCCACCTAATGATCCTGAAAGAGAATTTTTATTACCGTTGAAACATGTATATGCAGTAGAAAAGTTTAAGGAAGTTATTTCGAGTAATGGTGTTTTATTTAGTCCAGGAAATAAGGAAGTGGGGTTATTAATGCAATATATAATTAAATGGGGTCAATACCTCATGAACAAACAGTCCGCAGAAGTCATGCGTATGCAAATGGGTTGGACACCCGGTCGCCAATCGTTCGTTATTGGAAGTACCGAGTACCTACGGAATGGGACTGAAGTATCTTCTCCTACGTCTCCACTTTGCCGAGGCATTGCTAAACACTTACAACCTATGGGTACGCTAGAAGGTTGGCAAGAATCTGCAAACAAACTTAATATGCCAAGCCTAGAACTACATGCATTTACGATGCTAGCAGGTATGGGCTCTGCATTGATGGATTACACATCAACCTCTGGTGTGACATTATGTTTAACAGGGGAATCCGGTGCGGCTAAGACAGGTGCTTTGTATTCTGCTCTATCTGTATGGGGTAATCCTAAAGATTTATCTGTGTTAGAAGCTACAGAAAACGGTATGACAGGTAGATACTTAGGCCTACACAATATCCCATTTGGTTTAGATGAGGTGGGTAATATATTACCTAAGTCTTTATCACAGTTAATCCATAAGATATCACAGGGTAAGTCTAAGATTAGAATGCAAGCATCAGTGAATGCAGAACGAGACCACGAGATGTCAGCATCTTTAATTGCAATCTTTACTTCTAACCAATCTTTATATGACAAGCTAACTACTTTAAAGAAAGATCCTAATGGTGAAGTAGCTAGACTTATTGAAATGATGGTGAGAAAACCTGCAGTATTTAAAGATGAAGCAACGCTTGGCCGAGAAATATTTGATCAGTTTAGATTTAATTATGGCTGGGCTGGACCTTTATTTATGAAGGCTGTATACAAAATAGGCGAACAAGGTGTTGGTAAAATGATTGATGCTTGGTGTATGCGCTTCAAGAAAGACTTTGGTGAAGATACAGCGTACCGCTTCTATGAAAACGTAGTGGCAGCCGCTATGACTGCAGGAGAAATTTCTAATGAAGCGGGTATTACTAAGTTAGATTTAGGTAGAATCTATGCACGTATCGTAGGTGAAATGATTGCGATCAGAGACAACGTAGTCAAGGTCAATAGCGTTAACTACGAGTCTATCCTATCTGACTACATCAACAAAAATCAATCAGGCATCTTAGCATTCAAAGATAATAAGATTACTATGGAACCTAGAATGGCTTTAGTGATCCGTGTCGAGAACGATAGTAATATTATGTATATATCTAAGACAGAGTTTGATAAGTACTTAACAGAAAGCGGTATCAGTACTAAAGAGTTCTTGTTCCAAGTTAATGCACTTGGTATTAAAGTCGATGCAGGTAGAAGTTCTGTTAAACGTATGAGTGCCGGCTGGAAAGATATTGGTAAGTCTGCAACACGCGTGTATAAGATTGATCTACTAACTATGCCTAATTTACATGTAGGTGAAGATGACAGAGTTTAAAGAACCTGAATGGATATTTCCGTTTGAAGGTATGTTGATAGGGGATAGTTTTTTTATACCTACTCTTGATCCGTCCCACATGCTCTATGCAATTGAAAAAGGGGCGAAGCGGTCTCAAATAGTTATACGATGCTTTGTCACACAGAAAGATGGATGCCTAGGAGTTAGGGCTTGGCGTATTGCTTAAAGTCCTGCTTTGACTCTTAGTGCACCTATGTTTTGTACCATACTATTAATACGCGCATCAATAATATTTAGCTGACTTCTTTTCTCATCAGAACTTAAGTTACTCGCTATGATGCGTTTACGTTGTTCACGTAGTATCTTCATTTGATTTGATATAGCATTGACTCGTCCACGGATAGCTAAGATTTCTTTTTTGTCTGTCGCATACTCTTGAGCTTCTTCTGGAGTGCCAAACTTTCTTAAGTGATTTAATGTTGCAGTCACTTCGTCAGATCTATCTTTTAAATCATAATAGTCATTAAGTTGACCTTTACCTTCTGGGTTATACATAAATGAACCGATCATAGGTACTCTGTATAAAGGAGTAGTAGGTAACTTATCATTAAAGAACATATTAGCTGTAGCATCGGTTGCATAGAGCACCCCTGCAGCCAACGTACCGCCGTAGCCTTTTATGAGATGATCTAAATTAACTGGAGAAATGATACCTGTTCCCCCTACAAGCTTAGCTAATTGGGAAGTGTTTTCCGTAAACTGCTCAGACGTTGCAAGATTTTCCAAACCACGTCCAACGATTGGGTTGCCAGTTAAAAAGTCATGATTAGTTACAACCTCAACACCTGCGCGTAAAGCTTGTGGCATTAGGTTAGGACCAAGTAATCCATCAGCGAATGACTGACCAATAGCTTGCATAAGCTTAGTTGAGTCCATCGGATTCTCTGTACCTTCTCGGTTGATATACTGCCAAGTCATTTCAGGAATAGCTTTTGTAAGCATAGCTACTTCAGATGCTACTGGAACTTTAAAGCCCGTGCCTGGAATAATGAATGATCTAATCTTTTGTCTGTCATCTAACTTCTGATACTCTTCATCACCGCCTACAGCCATAGCATAGACAGTAGATAGCGCAGCAATCTTCA